TACCACTAAAGCCTGACCCGTGATGCCGTCAAGCCTTGCGCAGTACGCCGGGTACTCGACGAAGTACTGCTTCCGCATCCGGTACATGGCCTCGAACGCATCACGTGCGCTTGAGCCCGTTCCAACGCGGCAGAGCACTGACCCGTCCTCATCCACCCACTTGCCGGGCTCCGAGACGTACTCCCTGAAACCCATGTTGGAAAGGTCGAGGAACATGAGCACGTCAAGCGGGAAGTCGCGAATGGCCCGCACCGGCACATCGCCGAACGGAATATCGCCCTGCTTGAACGCGACGGTCCCAGGGTCGGGCTTGAGGAGCGAGGCTCCCATATAGCGGCGATCCTGGTCGGTGAGCTGGATGATCAGTCTCCGCGTGCTGTGATGGCAGATCATGTTGCTGATCTTGCCGTTCAGCGCCTGATCCACCACGTCAGAGACGCGCTGAATCAGATCGACGGAGAGCGCTCCGGTCGCGGCCGTGACGTACGAACTGTAGGCCAGCACCGACGTGCGGTCGAGCCCAAAGTAGTTCGCGCGATACGTACCGTCATCGACCAACGCCATCAACCCCCACCACGCATGTTCGTAGGAGGTGTCGTTGACACTGGAGACCGAAGAATTGGCAGCCTGGACGAGGTAGTCGTTGTTCGCCCAGCCGGTGAAGGTCGTACCGTCGAAGGTGACGGTATTTCCCGCCGACGCCACACTATTCACCTTGCGGATCGAAGTGCGGAGCTGTCCGGTGAGGGGATCAATGGCTGCGACATACATGCCAGCCGAGAGGAAGCGGTTGCCGAAACTGTCGTTGGTGATCCCGCCAGGAGCGTCCACATCAATGATGGGACCTGAGGGGGATTCATCCACGAGGCAGAGGATGCCACGCCCATCTGAACAGAGGGCGTACTCATCACGCCGCGCCATGTCGTCGATGAGGTACTGCATCTCAGACTTGCGGGCGCTGATGAAGGCACCTTCATTCGACGTCGAATCAACCATGACTTCCCACGTCATCCGTATCTTTGCCATCAGCTTGCGCTGATCCACGAACATCCGCGAGTAGCCCTGGCTGCCGGCATCGGCAGTCGCCGAATCCTCACCGACGAACATCGGCGAGGGGTTGCGCGAAGTGTGCGCAGCACGCACGACCTCACGACCCTTGAACGGCACACGCTCGGTCTTGATCATGTCCCGTAGGGGGTTTTTGTTGTTCACGCCCTCGGCGACGCCTTCCTCGAATACGTCCTTGAACACGGCGTCAAGAGCTTGTTTATCTGCTCCCATTGTAGTGTAACCTTATCTGTGTGTGAAGCTCACCTCTTATGACTTGTTGGTGAGCTGTTGGTATTGGGCGAACCCCAATGCAGCCCGCTCATCGAGATTGCTGGGCTGTGGACCAGGAGTGGGACGAGGAACTCCAGCAGGCGTGTCCTGAGGGAGGGGAGTCGTCGCACGACCTTGGACCGAGGCCGTAGCCGATCGGCGAGCAGGATCGATGAAGTTCGAGGAAAATGCCTTCACAAAATCATCCGCGATGGTGGGATCGTCGGCGTAGCGTGTGAGCATTTCTGGTGAAGACTGAACAAAGCCGACAAACGATTGATGCAAGACTGCTTTGCCTTCCTCGGTGAGTGGGCTCCCAAGGACGGTTTCAGCGGACTTGAACAAGCGATTGACTACTTCCTGTCCATATCTGTTCCAGCCAGACTCGATCTGCGCGTTCAGATCTGGAGCACGTTCGAGGAGCCCGAACACATCGTCGCCGCGTTCCTCTAGTTTGGCCAGCTTTGGATAGAGCTGAGCAAACTGTTGACGCACGGCTTCGACTTCGGGATTCTGTGGAGGCTGCACACCAACTAATGCACGAAGCTGCGATTGGACTTGATCGAGGCGAGCTTGATAGTCCGCTTCCTTCTGCGCCCATTGCTGTTGCGCTTCACGGACAGCGGCTTCTCGGGTCTGTCTCAACCGATACGAAGGGACCATCGCAGGACTGTCATCAGACGGTGGACTGGGTGTCGTTCCAGCAGACGGAGCACCACCTGTCGCGGGTGCAGGCGAGGGAGCAGCAACTGTCGGGGCTGCGGCCGGTGCCGATGGTGTCGCAGTCGGCGCTGCGCTTGGAGTGGGGGTAGCTGTTGGTTCGGTGACGATATCAGGCATGGGACTCAACCTTTTTGGTATCGCAGGTCTAGTTCCTGCGTGGAGGTGTGACCAACCTACGCATGGTCACAGTGGAAAACGCCTGACGCTAGGAATTAGATCAGGCAGCGAAGGACTTGTTGTTACATGGGACCGAAATTCTGAGCTGTTTGTCGATTTCCGCTCGGGAGTGTGTCTAATCCGGCCGATTCGACGTTGGAATTGGTCATGGCCTGCCCGCCTCCTGGAGCGTTAGAGCCTGTGGGTGCGGTTGGTACAAGTTTGCCGTCTGGACCGACCTCTCCAGGCATGGGCATGAGGGACATCATCAAGGATTGGAGGTATTGCGTGATGACTACCTCAACTTGGGGCTTGGTGGCGAGCAATTCTCGCATCTTGTCGGCATTCAGCCACTTGATGACCTCATTCAAGTGAATTTGAGCGTCATGCCAAGGTTTGAGGACGAGAGGTGAAGGTCCAACTGGGTTTTCCGTCCACTTCTCGAAAGCATCCTGCTGCTGGAGGGCAGCTTGGACGTGATAATTGAGGGAAGGGACAAGATCGGCGAGCCCAAACGTTGAGAGGAGGGCATATTTCTGGTCTGGGTCGTCCGGATTGAGGAGTCGGAGCTGATTGGCCTGTTCGATGGCCGCTCGTTTGCCAAGAGCGGTCTTGGGGACGTTGGATCCATCCTCAATGTGGACGGACACCTGGGCTTGGAGCTGAGCATGTTGAAAATGGCGGAAGGTATAGCCACGATTGGGGCCGACAACTGCCCACACACGGTTATCGGGGCCAAATTGGCGCTCCAATTCGAGGGCAATGGCGTACCATTTGCGGTACATCTCTCCCCGTGCTTGGAATACAGAGGTGAAACGGCTCTGTGAGCGCTCCACGAGGAGCTGGAGGGCGGAAAAGGCTTCAATGCCGGAGGGTTTTTGGCCTTTGATGATATCGAAGGCGCCACTTAGCTCCTCAATGTCCTTCAGAAGCTGGGAGCGGTACTCGAAAAGAGATGCGTCAATCGGCAACCCAGGGACGCGCTCCGGTTTACCTTGCCCTCCTGCCGCGAGGACGTTCCATTTGATGATGAGCCCCTGCCCGCCGGTGAGATTTTCGATGCCTGCGTTCTCAGGAACGACCCATGTGCCGTTTGCATTGCGCTGGACGTGCATCATGATCAGGGAATCGAGCTGATTCAGCTGATCTTGCTTCTGAATGAGGGGAGAAAGAGCGCCTCGCCCATAAACACGCCCGCCCATGTGCTCATATTGGGCGTGGACGAAGGGGAAAATGGGGTTGCCTTCGATGTCGGTGAAGGGAAGCGGGCCAGGAATCCCCTCTTCTGGGGCCTGCATGATGATCGGACTCTTATCACCCAAGGTGCGCATCACTAGTCCTTGGGGATACGCTGGGGTTGGACGGTGCCACAGCTCATATTCCGTCACGCCCTCGACGGTGTGAGTGCCGGCGGAGCCAAGATAGGCAAATTGGGAGCCCGATCCGACGTCACTCATGAGCGCGAGGGACTTGAAGATCTGCAGGGAGCGGTCGGAGGGGGACTTTTCCCAGACAATCTTGGAGCACAGTTCTGGATGATTGGCCTCAAAGTAGTGCTTGTCGCGCCAGCGGAGGCGGATGATGTAAGGGGTGTCGGCAAAGTTTGTGATGTTGGGCGGAAAGGCGTACTCGAAGGGGCTGAGCGCGGTCGTCTTGCCTCTGCCGTAGGCGATCCACTCTCCTGCCGGCTGGCCGGAGGGATCCTGGGCGGGGGTGAAGAAGGTGCCGCCACAGTTTGGACAGTGGTGACCGGCATCGACGATGGCTTTGGGAGGCAGGGCTTGCTGGCACACGGCGCATTGCTCACTGGGAATGAAGACTTTATTCCAGCGCGAGTCCCTGTTCCATGAAGTTTGGAGGGCGGCGTTGCCGCACGTGATGAGCCAGAAGTCTGCTTCTCGCATGACTTGACTCATATTGTGCTCTTCATGAATCAAGGGAGACATCTGGTCGGCAATCTCGGCAGCCGCAATGCTTTGGGTGTCGTTGCCGACCGGGCGAATGGTGACAGCAAGGTTGATGGCTGCAAGATTCGTGCGGATGGCTTGGACAATCTCCGCCATCTTGTTCGTGGTGACGTGCGGGACACCCTTTTGGAGGCGCTTGTCCACCCACTCCCGCCGGGCAGGATGGAACATAATCCACTGCCGGTTAGCGACGTAGTAGAGATCGCGCAGCCACTCTCGCTCCCAGAGCCAGCGGTACTCCGTCGATTCCCGCTTCAGAGGCTCGAAGAAGGCGAGGAGCTTGTCGGAGTCATAGGGGCTCTTGACAGGCACGGCCGTCGAGGCGGGCTCGGTGGGGTATTCACCGCCTGGAGCGAGGTCGAGGGAGGTGCTTGTGGAGAGCGTGTTGGGAGGAAACATAGTGTAGGCTTCTGTTAATGCTTATCGCCATAAACCGGCATGCCCAGCGCTCGGGCCTTCTCATCTCCAACGTCCTCGAAGAGGGTGGAGGGGTCGAAGGCAAGAGGAGGCACCCGTGAGGGGAGAACCACCTCAGGGGCGGTCATCTGGATGCCGTAGGCTTTGGTGATGAGTTGGGCGCGTTCGAGTTCCAACTGATTCACGCGCAGACAGAGCCACTCGAAGTGGGCTTTGGTGCTGAGGAGATCGGCTTTGATGGCGTCACGCTCGGCACGGATAGCGGCGAGTTCCTCACGCTGGGAGTCAACAGTGTCCTTGGAGATGCGGAAGAGATCGAAGGTGCGAGTGGGAAGCCACATGATGACGGAATACTCCTTCTACTTCTCACTCGAACGGTGTAACGCCTTCCATGCACGGCCATCGGCGAGGATCTTGTCGATGTTGGAATGAAGGATGTTGAGGACTTGGTCGTCGGTAGGAAGGGTGCCGTGATCGACGTAGTAGCGCGCTACAGCCTCACGGATGATGGGTGCAAACACGGTTAAGAGTTGGAGAATGATGTCAGCCATAACGACTCCTTACGACTTTATTGAAAGAATGGCCGCACGCGCACCAATGAGGTAGGGCTGAAGCTTGGTCACACCTGCCTCATCCAAGCGCCGCTCGATGACGTCGAGAATGCCGAGGGCCGTTCCGCGCCAGCCCGATGGGACACGCTTGAGTGTGCTGACTCCATCACCAACGGCGTCGATGACAATTTCAGTGTTGGCGTCTGAGAGGACTGGGTGACAGGGGAGTGGATCACAAATCTGAACTGCATTCAGGCCGATGGCTGATTGCTGCACAATCCCCAGTGCGACGACGACTTCATTCACCTGCCATGTGACTGCTCCTGGAGGAGAGAGGGAAGGCGGGGCGTGACGACAGGCTGGAAAGGCGAGAAGAGCAACGACAGCGACGGATCGTAGGACACGCATGTTACTTTGCTCCCTTCAGAGGCGAGGTTCCGAGTTTCGCGGCAATGACACCCGCAAGAGCAGCGACGGTCTGCATCCATTGTGCCCAAACCCAGTCAGTGGGAGGCGGCATGGTCGCCAGGTAGGCCGCAGCTGCCGCAACCATCACAAAGGTAAGGATCCAAGAGTCTCGTGTCATGATGCACTCCAATTAGGCCCAAAAGTCGCCGATGAGGTCGTCCTTGTCTAACTCTTGTGCTTGATCAATCCTCCGCATGCGAAGAATGCTTCCTTGCATCTCTTCGGGGAGGTGAGAGATATCGCGCAGCACCGAAGTGGGCGGAGGTGGGGCGGTTGGAAGGACGGGCCAAACCATTACACTGTACCGGATGCAATCCGGCAACTCATCATCCTTCTTGTAGACCTTCTCCTTGCGCACCTGCCCATCTTTGGTCTTGTCAGGCGCCCAGCGGAGGGCACGCATCTGGCGAATGGTGTGAGGACAGTGGCTCTCCACAAACCAGAGCTGGCCGGTTTGGAGCCAGGAGGAGACGCGCTGAATGCCGGAGACTTGATCATTCTGGGCGGGCTGACAGTAGATGCCATGTTGGGCGAGTTCCAGCATGGGCTGGCGCTCGTTCTTGTTGATGGCGTGCTTCGTGTTGGGATTGCCTGCCAGTTGCTTGATCTCGGCTGCGTGCTCCACGAAGGTGCGGTGACGTTCTAAGTACTCCCCCACCACAACGAGCCCGTGCTCGGTGGCGACAATCTTGACGGCCCCAAAAGGGTGGTCCGCGCCTGTGTCGAGCCCGACAATGACTTGGCGCCAGCTGTCGATCTTTGGCCACTCTGGGATGACGGTGCGCACCGCGTCGGGGGTGTGCAGGATTTGAGGGTCGATCAGCTCCCCATAGACGGCGCCTGTGAAGATGACAAAGTCAGCCTCATACTCCTGACGGAACATGGCCGAGGTCATCGTGGCTTCAGCTTCAGCGATCTCCTCCTCAGAGATGATGGGGTT